AAGTAGGTTACTCTATTGAGGGATTCTTAGGCATGAAATTATCGGAACAATTAAAATTAAATACAATGAAGTTACCAGATGGAGAACACATGATTGAGGATAAAATCTACGTTGTTAAAGACGGAGAGATTATCGAAATCAAAGAAATGCCTACAGAGATGGAAGCAGAAATGGCTGCTGACCCAGTAGCAGAAGAGGAAGCAGAAGTTGCAGCAGAGAACCCAGAGGCAGAGGAAGAGGATGCAGCAGCAGACTCAGAGGTTGAAATGGCTATTGACCCAGCAGTTGATACAGAGGCTATCCTTGCTATCGTAGCACCTTTACTTGAGGAGCACATGAATGCAGTTATCAGAATGATTGCTGACTTAAAGAACCAACTTGAGGAGAGTCTTGCTGTTGAGACTGAAACAGAAACAGAGAGTGTGGAGTTGACTTCACATGAGAAATTTAAAGAATTTGTAAAATTTTCAAAAACCAAATAACATGAACCGTAATTTAAAATTCAATTTAGATATTGAAACAAACGCATTATTAGCTGCGAACCCAGAGGAGTTTTATTCAAAGGCTTATTTATCAAGCCCTGATATTCCTAACAACTTCCGTACTTTACCAGGTGTGAAGTCAAAAACAAAATTGGCAAACGTTGTGTTTGGTCAAGTGTTACAAGCATACAACTGTGCTTTCACTCCAAGTACTGACTTATTAGATGCTATTGACATCGATGTATGTTCATTGTCTGCAATGGCTGAGCTTTGTCAGTTCGATTTAGAGCAATCATTCTTAGCTTTGCAAATGACTAAAGGATCTAATGGTGACTTCACTGTTGCATCTTTCATGGCATACTACTGGAATGAGATGGCTTTGACTATTGGTCAAGATATCGAGTTGTTGAGATGGCAAGGTGACACTGGGTCTGAAGATGCATTGTTATCTTTGTGTGATGGATACTTAGTTAAGATGTGTGCTGATTTAGATGTAATCGGTCAATACTCAGGAGCTGTATCTACATCAAATGTATTGACAGTATTAGAGGCTATGCTTAACGCTGCACCTGCTTCTATAGTAAGACGTAAAGCTGACTTGAGATTTTATGTTTCAACAAACGTAGCTAACGCTTATGAGTTGAAAGCTGCTCAAGGTAACACTCAAACATTCGTTACATTACCATTAGGATTGACTTTCTTAGGTATCAATGTAGTGACTTGTGAAGGGATGCCAGATAACACTATTGTGTTGACATTGAAAAATAATCTTATATACAGTTTCGATGCTGAAGGAGATTCTAAAGCATTGAAAGCTATCAACTTGAATGACTCAGTTGCTGAGCCTGTATTAAGAACTCGTGCTAACATGAAGGTAGGTTTCCATTATACCAACCCAGCTGAGATCGTTGTTTATAACGTATGTTTCGACTAACAATATACAAGGGAGGTAGTAAGTGCCTCCCTATTTTTAACCTTTAAAAAAATATACCTATGAGCTGTGAAGCATTAATTGCCATCGAAAAAAGCTGTGATAATAACAGTGGTGGTATCAAAAGAATTTATATCAATCTACAGGACAATGTAGACATGGATACATTAGCAGTAGTAGATCCTGTAGGGACTCCTGCTGAGCAGTATACTATTGACGCACTTGACTTAGTAGGTGGTGCAGACCCATTCACTGAGTTTGAGTTCAGACGTAACACATCTGGATACACAGAGGAGAGCAATATTGACTTAATCAATGGCTCAAGTTTTGTGACTCAGACTATCAACCTAATGTTCCACAGAAGAGAGGCAGCTAAGTCTAATGCAATCAAGGTACTTGGTTCTGGACAGCAGTACTTATCTGCAATAGTTGAGGATCAGAACGGCATCCTTTGGTTCTTCCCATACTTGCAGTTGACTGCATCTGGTGAAGGCTCAGGTACAGCTCGTGCAGATGGCTCAAAATATTCAGTTACTCTTTTAGCGGAGAATGACCAGTTGGCCTATACAATGACTACTGGTGTGTTGAGTGGTTTACTATCTTAACCCTATCATATCTATAAACAGCCTCACTTCGGTGGGGCTTTTTTTTAACAATTATTTTTTAGTAGTACAATATAGGTATGATATATCTTGAGAAAGACACAGTCAACTTGTTTGTGCTGACCTTAACAGAGGTTACAACCATCCCAGACCCTTACTATTTATTTGAGTTTGAGGATGAGTTCAACACTGCACCCGACCCAATATACTGGGAAGGCACAGATACTTCTGTATATCCCTCAAGATTTAACCTATTCACACTTGATGAGCCCACAGATATTGACTTCGTAAAGGGTCAGTATAGATACAAGGTGTATCAGAGCTCAGAACCCACAAACGACCCTACTGGCTTGACCATGATAGAAGAGGGTAGGATGGTAGTGGCAGGTGTAACACTTAACTCAATATATGACTAATGGCATGGTATAGTAGATTCGTAGGCAGTAAGCCTAAAGCAACAGAAGTAGTGGAAGGATATCAATCTTTTAGCACTCCATTTGGTACTGTGGGAGGTGAGAACTTATCACTACCTTATGTTAATGGCAGGCATCAGATAGCTGGATATATTCCATTTGGAAGTTCAAATCTTTTTCCAGAGCTACTTAATCAGTTATACTACACATCACCTTTACATGGTGCAATAGTGGACTTCAAGACCAATGCGACAGTAGGCGGAGGATACACTCTTGAGACTGCTAAGATGTCTAATGAGGATAAGCTCAAGCTGTATACCTTTGAGAAAAAGATAAAGCTCAACAAGACCAGCAAGGCTATAGCTCAGCAGTTGATAGTACACCACAGAGTTTACTTCAAGCTATGCTATAATAAGAAAGGTGAGCTGTACAAGATAGAGAATGTATCACCTGAGAAGGTGAGAGTGGCCAGAGATAAGATAACATACTTCATGTGTGACGACTGGTCAGCTCGTATTGACATAGTACCTATCAAGAAAGCACATCCTGCCAACACTGACCTTGAGCAGTTATATGTTTATGAGATAATGACCTTAGGTCAGGAATTCTATTCCTTGCCTCAGTACAGTTCGGCACTTAATTTTGCATTTTTGAGTGGCGAGCTGTCATATTTCGCTAAGAGTAACATCCAAAACTCAGTATTTCCTTCCTTTGCTATGATGTTCCCTAAGAGACCACAGTCAGAAGAGGAGAAGCACATGATTAAGAACACTATTGATAGGTTGAAAGGTGCAGCTAATGCAGGTAAAGCTGTTGCATTCTTTGCTAACTCAGCTGACCAACTACCAAAGATAGAGCCATTGCCTACCAATAGCAATGATAAGCTCTTCCATGAGGCCTCTGCACTCAATACTGAGCAGATATGTTTCTCACATACCATTGACCCTATCTTGATGGGAGTAAGAACCACAGGAGCACTTGGCGGTGGGGCTGATATCAAGCAGGCATACGTTGTATTTGAGAAAAATGTAGTAATGCCATTGAGAGACCAGGTTGAGGAGATAGTGAACGAGCTATTAACACTGGCTAAGATACCAGGTGTATACATGATTAACAACTTCCAGATAATCAATGAGACTATTGTAGAGATAGAAGGAGATGCATCTAAGACAGCTGATGCCATCAACTCATTGAGTCCATTGGTAGCTACAAAAGTATTGAATGCAATGACACCTAATGAGGTCAGAGCACTTGCATCCCTGCCTCCTATAGAAGGTGGTGATATAATACCAACAGAAACACCTGCACCATGATATACTTTATAACAGAGACATACCTCAAGACCAACACTCCTATCACAGCCAATGTGGATGTAACAGATGTTACTCCATACATAGCGACTCAGGCTCAGCTTAGAGTGATGCCTATCTTAGGAACAACATACTACAACTATCTACTGGCAGCATACAACGGTCAGACGTTGACAAATGATGAGGAGGCACTTGTTGCCTTCATTCAACCAGTGATTGCATGGAGGTCAGCAGAGGATGCTGTATTTGGCTTGACATACCAACTCAAGAACAAAGGATTGCAGACTCAATTCGGAGACTTCTCTGCATCTGTTAGCCGTAGTGAGGTTGCCTTTGGGATGGAACACTATGCACAAAAGGCTTCGTTCTTTGAGCAACGGTTGATTAGGTACTTGATAGCTAATAAGGACTTATATCCTGGCTTCACTTCACCTACCAACAGAGATACTGACTTAAGACCTATGATTGACAGATGTGATTGTGACTGTGTAGGCCAATGCCATAGTGGATGCCCATGTGGTGGGATGAGAGAGAACGGATACAACAACTCAATACTGATATTGTAATGGACTTTAATGAAATAGCCTTCACGATTATAACAATACTGATCTCAGGTGTAGCATACTTCCTGAAAGGGGTGCACTCAGACATCAAAGCATTAGCAGATGAGCAGAAGAGAATCATTGAGACTCAAGGAAGGCTCAAAGGTAAGATTGAACTGGTTGACAATGAGTCACGTTTCAAGTATGAAGCCATTGAGAAGATGACTCAGCTTGAGATTAAGCACCTGGCAGAACAAATCAGTGAGCTAACTCAGTCAGTAAAGAAACTAATCGAAGTACAATTAACAAGATGAGTATGAAAGAAAGATGGTCAGCTAAGACTCCAAAGTTCTGGAAGAGAGTGCAGAGAATTGCAATCACAGTTGGTACTGTGGCAGGTGTTATCATTGCTGCACCTATCACATTGCCAGCAGCAGTAGTAACTGTGGCAACATACGCTATCACAGCAGGTACTGTAGCTGCAACCTTATCACAATTAACAATAGAAGACAATGAGCAACGTTAAGAACTACACTGATAAGCAACTCTTAGATAGAGTCAAGGGCTTAAAGTCTTATAAAAGCATACCAGCTGATATGTGGCTGTTGTTTGTTAGGTCAAATGAGGATGGTAACAACATCTTTGATGACAAAGTATACATTTTCAAGGGCTCAGCCTTCCAATATGTTACATCTTGCACCACAAACAAAGGCAATAAAGGTACTGCTGTAATGGAAGCAGACCAATGGAACTATGATTCGTATGCATACGGCAAGCACAGAGGCAAAATGGAGGCTCTTAGACAGATTAAAGGCGTTCCATATAGGCGTGACTATACCAATGATGGTAAAACCAACCCCACAACGGCTATAATGACTGATTTAATATTCCTTAATATCCATGGAGCGACATATAACAAGGGCTCACAACAAGTGGCAACACAAATTGGTGGCTGGTCAGAGGGATGTTTAGTCCTTAACAACAACCCAGAGTATGAACGCATGGTAAAAATGGCAAAGGATCAACCCAGAGTATCAATAGTTTTATTAAATGAGTTCTAATATGGCAAAGAAAGTAGGCAGACCTAAGAAAGTGGATATCAACATCGAAACAAACAACGCTGATATAGAGTATCAGAGAGACGGCACTAATCATAACCTAAAGTATGACGGCAAGAAGGTAGATGTGCACATCAAAAAAGATGAGACTGGCACTAAGGTAGAGGTAGTATCTGAGAATAAATTCCTGAAAGCTCTTGCAACCTTAGCCTCTAAATTCATAGTGAAGAGATTCAAGAAAAAATAGTACCTGCCTACTTACCATAAGAACAGTTAGCAGGTCACTCTAATAT